GGTGAAGACCAGTTCGGCGACCTGGAACGGTTGCCCCTTGTCCGCGGCCGCGAGCAGACCCTTCCTCACCTTGCCCACGCCGCGCGGGACGGCCACCTGCTTGATCGTGACCCGACGGTTCTCGACGATCTCGACCTGCTCCAGCTTCGCGGTGAACTCGAGGCCGCCGCTGTTCTCGATCGACACCGGGATCTCGAGCGAGAGCACCATGTTATCGAAGCGCCCGCGACTGGTGTCGATCGTCACGGGCTTCTTCGCTTTCCAGATCGCGACGAGCCGATCGAAGCAGTCGTTGCCGGGGATGGGCGTCTGCGCGTCCGGCACCGCGAGGTCCCGGTCGAAGTCGAGCGCCTGCCGCGTCGGATCCTGAGCGACCGGACCGATCGGCGTATTCGACACGACGCACTCGAGCGTGACCACAACGGGGCTCGTGCGGATATGGTCGGTGATGTCCGCACCCTCTTCGACGGGTCGGCGCGTGACCTCGGACTCGAACGAGTAGGTCTCGCTCTTCGCGATATCGATCGGGTAGTCGTCGAGGAAAATCACGTCTCGTCCTTGCGGTCGTCGATGTGTCGAAGGAACGCGGCGTCGGCCGCGGAGTGATCAGGCGCCGCCGGCGTGGCTTCGAGATGGCGCGCCGAGCTCGAGATCTTCCGCGCCTCGGCGATCGCGTACGTCACCGGATCGCGACCGTGTATGCGTGCCTCGCGCAGAAGCACGGGCGTGAGCGGTACCCAGCCGTCGGCGTGCAGGACTTCCTGCAGGTGCCCCTGGCACGCGCGACACGCGAACAGAGCGATGATCTGTTTCACGAACGGCAGCTCGACGGCTGCGGCGTGCGCGCCCGGCTCGTCGGGACAGCCGCAGATCGCGCACATGATGGTCAGCGTCATCAACTGGCCGGGATGGTCTTGGGTCATGGCTCCTCGATCACGCCGGCGGCGGGAAGTCGTACTGGATGCGGACCGGGCCGACCTTCGCGCCGGTGCCGTTCGTCGAGAACAGCAGGCGGTACGAGTTGCCGGTGTGCATCAGGTATCCGGCGCCACTGTTGACGTCGATGTCGAGCAAGCCAGTCGCCCAGCCTGCGCTCGGGTTGATCACCGTTGCGGAGTCGATGACGTTGGGCACGGCGTTCCCCAGGTTCTCCTGCAGCGTCATCACGAGATCGGTGACGCCGTCGCCGAAGTACGTCGGTGAGATGAACCGCAGACGTCGGCCGGCCGGCAGGTGAACGGGCACCCACATGAGGCCGTTGCCCATCGACACGTAGCCGTCCGCGTTCAGGCCGGCACCGCCGGACATGTCACGGTAGGCCGTCGGATCGATCGTGATCATCTCGCGGGTCGTCGTGTAGACGAGGCCACCGCCGTTTCCACGGCCGATGAACTTCCAGTGCACGGTGCCGTCGACGATGTCGGCCGCGGTCGTGTTCGGGCCTGGTCCGACAGCGGTGCTCGATCCGGCGATCGTGCACTGGTATCGCTTCCCGGCGTTCGTCACACGGTCGCCAACGAGGTGCACGTTGCTCGTCGCCCACAGGTCGAGCTCGTCGCCCGACAGGATGATCGAGCCGCCCTGCTCAGCCGTGTACGTTCCGCCGACGTCGACCAGGCCGTCGAGCCACGACGTCCACTGGCCCAGCAGGTTGAGCTGGGTGTTCATCTCCTGCGCCGTCGGCACCTGGTTCGGGCGCCATCCGTGCCCGGCCTGTCCCGTGCTCAGCGCGACCTTCGTCGGCGTTCCCGCTTCTACCTCTGCGTCGAGAGGATAGTTGGCGTCGATCGCCCAGGTTGGGATACTCGCGGGTTTCGTCATCGCTCAGCTCCTGTGGTTGCGTCGACAGCGGAGCCGGCGACGGTTGCAAATCCGAGGCCCTTGCGCCCGCTCGGTGGCGGTCCGCGGAACGGCGCGAATTGGAAACGGGCCTTCGGTACCGGCTGCGCTGCGCCCGCCATCGCGCCGCGAGCGGCTTCGCGCACGAGCTCGTCGCGCGGCGTGATCGATCGGTTGGGGATTTTGTGCGTCACTGGTGTTCTCGAAAAGGTGCGCGCGGGCGAGCGGTCAGATTTTTGGGGTGAGACCGAGCGACGCCCAGCGGCCGCGCGCGATGGAAAAGGTGTCGGTGCGCCGCTGGGGAGACTCCTACAGCGACGAACAGCGGGCGCAGAGTCCCGTTGCCACCTACCAAGTGCACCGACGAAAAGGTGCCGACGTCCGAGCTCGGACCCACGAGCTCGGAAGACGCGGGGCCAACACCCGCGGCCAGCTGACTAGGCTGCGTCGGCGAAGAGGTCACGCGTCCTCGGGCTTCGTCGATGGACTGCGCTGGCCGTAGGGAACCGAGGGGCCTCGCTGGCCGTAGGGAAGTCCGTGGCGCCACTGATCGCGGTGCGAGAGCGGTGCGGCGGCCGCGACGACGGGAGCTGCCGAGTCACCACGAGGAGCTGGCGTTCGGGTGACCGCCGCGTTGATGGCAGCGATCGAGGCGGTGTGAATCCAGCCTCCGCGCTCGCTGCGCTGATAGCCGCGCGCCGTCATCTGCGCGCCGATTCGATCGCTCATGAAGTTCGAGTCGAGCAGCTGCTCGAGCGCCGCACAGACCCAGTAGTCGTCGGCAGCGTCGAGCGACTTGAAGCTCGCGCTGGGGTGCATCACCGCGAGCCCTGCCGCGGTCAGCGCCTTGATCGCCGTGGCGCGATCAAAGCCGGCCGGCCAGCGCACGCCGGGTTCGTGAAGCGCCGGTTCCTTCGAGTCGCCGCGGAATCCTCGATAGCGCCACGCTGCGTGGCGGGATGCGCGATTGCCGGCGTCGATGAGCACGTGCGGCAGCGCAGCGGCCTCGAACTCCGGGGCGATCGCCATCAGCGAGTCGCAGCGGGCCTCGACGGCCGCATCGGATGCGTTCGCGAGATCGCGGCGCAGAGCGGCGCCGGTCGGGAACGGCCCGCGGACGTCGGCCGGGGTCCGGTCGAGCATCTGCGCGGTCGTGGCGATCTTCGCCTCGCGCACCTCTGGGGTCATCGGCTTGGGCATGGTCGTCCTCGAGTCGGTTCGGGTGCTCGGTGATGCCGGTGGCGGCGAAGTTCCGGAGCTAAGCTGTGCGATCGATCCGGCGATGCCGGTTCGCATCTCGCGGCGTGGTGCAGTCATGGCTTTCCTCGGCGGACGATCTCGGCGCGGACCGAATCGACACGGTATGCGCGCGTGGGCTTCGGACCCTCGACTCGCACCGGCTGGAGCCTGCGCTCCATGTCGGGCTGACTCAGCCGGCGCTGCGACACGCCGAGTAGCTCCGCGGCAAGGTGTGAGGACAGAAGCGTCATCGCACGCGAAGGTGAACGCCCCTGCGACCGATCAGGCAGAGTTACCGTGCATGGAAACGCTGTCTGGGCTCGGAGAATGGGCTCGTTTCCGTCGAGGACTCCGCCTCCGACATGCCGCGGAACGAACGCGGCGACGCGAAACGGATCAGGCGCCGGCGAGGAGCTCGCGGAGGACCTCTGGGCTCGCGACCGATCGCAGCTTGTCCAGGGACTTCTTCAGGTACCACTGAGTGCCGCGGTACGACAGACCAAGCGCCTTCGCGAGCCGTGGCACTTTCCATTCCTCGCGGGAAGACTGCTCGGCGGTGTGCAGCGCGCAGGTCGGTGCGTCGGGATCGAGCCACAGCGGCAAGAGCGTCGACGGCAAGCCGTTGCGGAACCGACCCGGGCGATCCGACCCGCGCGGATTCGATCCAGTCATCATCGCGAGGTGGTGAGCGCATCGCACGTACGGGCACGGCTCCGTTGGTGGCGGGCAACTCGCGCGCGTCGGGCCCGGCAATCCGCTTCGTGGCTCCCACGCGCGATACATTCGCGCGAAGTCGACGCGAAAGAGCACCTCGCTGGGATCCGTGATCCGTAGCCGTCGGCGTCGGCGTCGTGGCCGCTTTCGCCGCGGCGTGTTCCCTGGGGCGCTCACACGCGCAGCTCCCGACGCTTCTGCCACCGCCGCACGAGGTACTTGTCCATCGCCGAGAGGCGCTCGCCCGCCCCTGCTCGCGCTTCGAGGTCGCGCATGTGCCCCTCCATGCGCTCGCGAGCGCTGGCGATCTGCTCGTCGGTCGGCGGCGCGGGCTCGTCAGGCTGTTCCGGCCGCCAGTCACCGGCGAGCAGCGCCCACTTCTCGCGGATCGATGCGCCACCGTCGCCCGCGGACACGTTCAGGTGGTGCAGCGCCTGCGAGCACGCGTCCATGTCGTCGTCGTGGGTGTTCATCCCGGCGAGCTCGTCGACGAAGTCCTGCAGCTCCGGCATCCCGATCGGCAGAAACGCGAAGCCCTGCTCGATCGTCGGCGACACGTTGTCGAGCCGAGCCGCCTTCCCGCCGGTCTGCGATCCGACGGTGACGCCCTCGATGTTCTTCATGCCCTCGGCTTCGAGCTCCTCGATCATCCCGTCGCCGCCGGCCGCGCGCTCGATCAGGATCTTCGCCTTCGGGTACGCGGCGCGCAGGATCTTGATCTGTTCGCGCTGCTCGCGCTGCTTCGATCGCTTCTTCCACCGCGCGAGCAGGTATCGGCCCGAAGCAGCGCGGCCCCAGACCTGCGCCGCGGCGAAGTCGTTGCTCGTCTTCGTGCCGCCGAAGGTCGGATCGATGCTGATCACGATCGCGTCGAACTTCGTCGGCGTCACGACCGTCGGCGACTCGTCGGGTTTCGCCGCTCCCTTCGGGCGCGGTGCGTTCGGGTTGGCTCCGGCGGGCGCGTGGAAGCGCCAGGCATCGCGCGCGATACTTCCACCGCCAGAATCCTCGTCGGGGCGCTGCTGATACTGCGTCACGCGCGTCGACTTGGAGAGGCCAGCGAGCTTCTCCTTCGAGAGCATCTGCGGCGCGATGAGGTCGTCGACGTCCCGGTCATCGCTCCACACGAGCTCGCCGGCGTGATCGCGGAGCTCGAGGCCACGACCGTCGCGCTCTGCCGCCGGCTCGAGGATCACCCAATGATCCCCGCTCGCCAGGCATCGGGAATGGATGTCGTCGCGGTGGAGCCGCTGCGCCACGATGATGATGGGCGCCCGATCGCCGTCGAGGCGCGAGGTCGCCGCGCCGTCGAGCCAGTCGAAGACGCGATCGCGCTCGGCCTTGCTGTGCCGCTTGCCGGCGTCCATCGGATCGTCGAGGACCAGCTCGAGCACGCGCTTGCTGGTCACGGTGGTGTCGGTGCCGACGGCGAAGTAGCGGCCGCCGCGGGTCGTCGCCCAGCTCTGCACCTGGCCATCGTTCGGATCGAGCGCAACCTCGGGGAACAGGCGCACGAAGTCGGCGTGCTGCACGAGCCGTCGAACGCGGCCGCTCTCGCGGTTCGCGTCGGTGCTCGCCGCCATGGCGTGCAGCGATCGCCAGTCCGCTCGCCGAGCTCGGCGCCATCCGGCGTAGAGCGCGAGCAGCGTGCTCTTGCCGATGCCCGGCGCGATCGCGATCAGCAGGCGCCAGATGCGTCCATCGGCGACCGCCTGCAGCGCGGCGCACAGCGCGCGCGTCGCGGGATTGGCCGGCCAAGGGAGGCCGGTGAGGCGCGGCCAGAAGTACTCGGCGAAGTCGGCGAAGCTGTCGGTCAGCAGCGAACGCTCGAGCGCGAGCTCTTCCGCAGCGAGGTCGGCCGACTCGGCCGAGTCGTCCATCACAGCCACCCCAGGGCGGCGCGGATCGCGCGCTGTCGCGGCGAAGCGTTCAGCTCGCGCCGCACGGCGCCGACGTTCGACCCCGGCGCTTGCGCGTCCGAGTCGCCAGGCGAGCGCACAGCGCAAAGGAGTGCGGTTCCCGCGGGCGTCGCGGCGTCTGCTCGATCGGCGATCCGCGGTGGACGTGACCGCGCCGCGGCATCGCGCGATATCGAGGAGTTAGCGGTGGGCATCGACATTAGGCGGTCAGTAGATGGCCAGTAGATGGAGTCGTCTCGTCG